GAAGTCTCAGTTCGGGCGAGCCTGATGGGGGGGGTAGGAAGGACCCACCCCAGGGCGGGGGGTGTCGTCTCATTTTGAGACAGATTCAGAGGGCCGCCAAGGCCTCCCTGATGGCCGCCAGCTCGTGCTCCAGCTCGTTGGCCTTCTGCATCAGGTCTGCTCTCAGGTCGTCTGTGCTGGCCAATTCGAGGCCTTCCTGGGCCCATAGGCTGACTACTAGCTTGCCACCTGGCACACATCCTCGTCGATAGAGGTGGATTTCGTTCAGTTGCGAGTCATCCTCGTACAGGCCCCCGTGCTGCATGGCATCGAGAGGAGCCTTGAGCAGGTTGTCCAGATCTCGCCTGCGGTTGTCGGGGGGATGGGCATCGATCTTGATCCCCAGGGGACCTGTTTGTTTTTGCACCTTGGCCTGGTCGGCCAGCTGCTCGACCTCAAGCCGGAAGGACCTGCCTGCCCTGCTGATGAGGGTCCTAGCCCCCACCCTACGCCAGTAGTGATTGACCGATGGTGGGAATGGTAGCTCGATCTCTGTCGCCATGGCGCAGGTCCTCCAAGGAGGGATCCTAACCCATTGGCCTGGCCCAAGGCAAATCGAGCAGCTTCACCACCGGGCTGCGCTCTCGCGTAATAGACCACCACCTGGAGCCATCAGAACCAAGAAAGGTATAGCACCAGGAATTAGAGAAGTTCCTAGTAGTAGTTAGTAGTTTTTATAGTGTTTTATTGGGTCAAACAGCTTCCCCGAGGGGTTTCACCGCAGGTTCAACTTCACTGCCCAGCTAACGGGGGGCAGTGGGGAAGTTCCCAGCATCGAAACAAAAAAGGGAGGCAGTTTCCCGCCCCCCTAATTTCGGCTATCGCCATCAGTTTCGGCTGCAGCTTACTCTGGCAGCTCCTCGTCCAATGGCACCATATAGAGCCCTTTCCGCTTGGACACGATCTTAACGTGCACGCAGTCGCCCGCTACTTTCGTTGCGCCTCGGAGGCCTCGCTTGGTCGCCTGGTTCAGGAAGTATTTCTGGAAAGCATCTGGGTCCAAATGGAAATCAACGCCCTTAGTCAGTTTCCATTCTTCGCCGTTCATCCATTCATCGAACTGATACTTTGCCCGCCTCTTGATGGTGACCTTTCCAATTAACGACTCTGGAGAACCGGCCTCGATCTTTTCAGCCATTGCTACCTCTCAAAAAAAAAGAACCTAAAAACCACCTGCAAGAATGTTAGCAGGTGCAAAGGAAAAAGGAGCACAAAACAGGAGCAGAAAACGAAAAATGAAAATCTTTGTAAATTTACCTTGACCCCCTCCCGATCAAAGTTACAATCTTTAAGAACAGCACCGCAGTGGTGCTCGAGACCAAGCACAGGAAATGCAAAGATGATCGCAGGCAACGTCAAACTCGGCACATGGAAGCACCCAACGACTGGCCAGGTTCGGATCTACATCAACAGCCCACGCCTGAACCGCGGCGTGAAGCTGTTCGCAGTTGAGGCGAAAGACAATCCACTCGGGCTGGACATCCAGACCAGTGGCTGCCAGACGATGATTGATCGGCAGGACTGCGAGGCTGTGAGCCAGCAGGTGTTGCAGGCTTGCGGGTTTGAGTGGTCGAAGTTGGTCGAGATGGCAGGTTGATTGAAATACTGGATTGACAGCAGCAACACTAACGAGGAGTCGGGACGATGAGCAGCACAACGAAAAAGATTGATGTCGGTTTCCTGGTTAAGTGTCCCACAACCCGAGGCGGTGTGGAGCTTTTGAACAGCAGCAAGGCTGCTGCGATGGCGTGTCAGTGGCGTGACAAGATCGGTGATGCGGCTGGACTGTTTGCGATTTGGCACGATGCTGACGGCAACTTCCGCACTCATCCCATCCCAATTACCACGCAGCGCAGCACTCGCAAGATGGCTAGCGACACGAAAAAGATGATTCAAGCAGGCGAGCCGATTGACGGCTAAGTTTCAACTTTGGAGGAATGGTCATGAATCGCCGACATCGAGTGGATCTATCCCCAGAGGCCCAGGCATGGATGCTGCAGCAGCCGGAGCCAGTGTCGCAGCTGCGGGAAGTCGAGGAAGTCGAAGGCGGGGCCATCTGCGTCCTGCTTTGCCTGGTGGCCATCGTCCTGACGGCTGCTGCGGTTGGCTCCTTGGCGATGGGATTGGTGTGGTTGTTTGGCCTGCTTGGAATCTAAGGAGACACAGGTGGACGTCGAAAAGATCGAGATATTCTGGGCCCGCAAGGGTGGTTATGAAGGCTGGATGTACCGGGTGACCATGGACGATGGCTCGAAAGAGATCGGGCCGATGACCGACTTCGAGGCCAGTTTGCCAGACCGGGCTAGCAACACCGAGCTGGAGGAGGCAGTCCAGGCCATTGGCTACCACCATGGCGAGGACATCGAGTCCGGAGCTGTCGCAATAGTTAATTCTGGAGGAGGGTACGCTGTATGGACCAGGTGACGTCGAAGGCTAACGAAATCATGTCGAGCAGCCAGCCTGTGGTCTGGAAGCGCCGCTTCATTCGGAGGGCCAGCCTCGATGGTGTCGGGCTGTCGGAGTGGATCGGCCAGGCCTGCCTGGAGTACCTGGCCAAACTCGAGGGACGATCGCTCGCAGAGGTGATGGCCGACCTTGGCCCAAGGGGTCGTCGGGGCATCCGGGTTAGTCAGCCCCAATCGACAATGGGCCAGGAGGAAACGGAAAAGGGCCTCGACTAGGTCTGGACTCGGACGTCCAGGGTCCATCTGTTTGTCGCGATCCGACGCAGCGGGCTTGAGCTGGGGCACTGTGAGGGGTGCGAAGGAATCATTATTTACGCACCTGGAAAGGCCAGGCTGTGCAAGGAATGCCTCAAACAGATTGGGAAGGGAATCCAAGTATGAAATGGACTATGCCTGGTTGCCGGCCATTGGGGCTGGATGAGACGATCGAGGATGGAGACTGGGTCGCTGATTGTTTCGATGGAGATCTGTCGATCGGCGCTCCAGGTCAGTGGACCAGGGCCCAAGGGACGCTGGGGATGACCCCGAGGAAGGCTCGTGTCTTCGCTTGCAGGCCGATTCGGAAGGAGAAAATGGCTTTCCCGGGTCGCCGTAAATAGCAATTTGACGTTTGCCGCATGCAAGGCTAGGATGCTGCGATAGGAACCACTTACGGGGCCCTGTCGCTCGCAGCAAATCCTGTGTCTTGCTGAGAAGTGACAGGGCTCTTTTCGTTTTCTTTTCGCCGGGCTGTTTACTTGTCGACAACTTTTCCGTAGGATCCGAACAGACACAGGAGAAAATCGATGCCAAAGTTGCCATGGGACTCGCAGCCGAGGACCCAGATCGTCGAATGTACGGTTGCAGATTACGACAAGGCTCGCCTGCAGTACATGGGCAGCCACATGCTGGAGCTGTTCCGATTCAGCCCGAGGCAGTGCCAGTGGAAGATGCAGGGCCTGATCCCACCGACCACCACCGGCTATTACGAGCTGGGCAAGGCCGTCCATTGCTTCATTTTGGAGGGCTCTGGCGAGTTTCACAAACGCTACGAGATCGCCGAGGGACCGACCAACCCGAAGACCGGGAGCCCCTACGGACGCGACTCCAAGGCCTACCAGGCCTGGTACGAGGAGATCACAGCCAGTGGCCGCTCGGTCATCAGTGGCGACGAATTCCACAAGATCCAGATGATGGCCGAGTCGATTGAGGAGACGGCTGCCAGGGATCTCCTCCAGTACGGACGGCCAGAGGTGACGATCCGGGGCCAGCTCCATGGGGTCCAGTGCCAGAGCAGGCTGGACTTCTACAACCCGGACAACGGCGTCCTGGTGGACCTCAAGACCACCGAGTCGATGAACCGCTTCGAAAAGGACTTCTGGAGGTACGGGTACAATCGCCAGCTCTCGTTCTACCGGGGCATGGTGGCCGGGCTGGGTGGCCCCTACCAGTGCCAGGTGTTCCTGGTGGTGGTCGAGAAGGTGGAGCCTTACCGGACGCACATCTGGCAGCTCTCGGAGGCTACGCTGGAAGACGCAGACGAGCAGGTCAAGCAGAGCCTGCTCCAGTACCGGCAGCTCGTCGCGAACGTCGGATTTGATCGCCCCTGGCCCCTGAGCCTGGAGTTTGGTCGCTCCATTTCCCAGCTTTGATTCGATAGACACAAAGAGACACAAATGGCACTTCAACTGCAAACTTCGAGGGTGGTAAAACCCAGACGAACCTTCCTGTACGGGCCAGGTGGCATCGGCAAGAGCACCTTCGCCGCTTCCGCTCCGGGCTGCGTGTTCATCCCGACCGAGGAGGGAGCCAACGACATCGAGGTGGCCAAGTTCCCTCTCTGTACAGGCTTCGACCAGGTCTTTTCCTGCATCGGCCAGCTCTACTCCGAGCAGCATGCGTTCAAGACCGTCTGCATCGACACCGTCGACTGGCTCGAGAAGCTGGCCTGGGCCAAGGTGGCTGCCGACGCAGGGGTCCAGCAGATTGGCGATATCAAATATGGCCGCGGGTACGGGTTCAGCGCGAACATGTTCCGCCAGGTGCTCCAGGGACTCGATGCCCTCCGAGATTATCGAGGGATGGCCGTGATCCTCCTGGCCCACGCCAAGACCGAACGGTTCGAGGATCCCGAGCACACCAGCTACGATCGGTACGAGCCTAAGCTGCATGAGCATGTGACCAACCTGATCGTGGAGTGGGCTGACGAGGTGTTCTTTGCGAACTTTCGGACGGTGGTCAAGGAGGAGGATGCAGGCTTCAACCGGACGATCGGCAAGGCCAAGAGCACCGGCCAGAGGATCCTTAGAACGACAGCCAAGCCAGCAGCCGTGGCCAAGAACAGGCTGAACATGCCCGACGAGATCAATTTCGCATGGGCTGACTATGCGAAGTTTCTGCCCCAGTAGTTTTGTGTTTTGTCCAGAGGTTTCTTTCGAGGAGTAGACACCATGCCACAGATCAATTTCGACGCCAATCAGCAGGAGGAAAGCTACGATCCACTGCCAGCCGGGGACTACATGGTCTGGATCTCGGAATCGTCAATCAAGCAGCCAAGGAACGGGATCGGTGAGCTGCTCGAGCTGGTCATGGACGTGATGCAGCCGGAGCAGCTTGCAGGCCGGAAGATCTGGAGCCACTTCACCCTGGAGAACCCGAACCCCAAAGCTGTCGAGGTTGGCCGGCGCATCCTTGCCAATGTGTGTCGAGCTGTGGGTGTGATGGCGCCGCTGGACACCGAGGAGTTGCACAGCATCCCATTTTGGGCCCGCGTGGAGGTCAAGCAGCTCGAGAGCGGAAAAATCGTCAACGACTGCAAGGCCTACTGGTCGACACAGAGCCAGGCTCCGCCACAGCCGAAGAGCAAGCCGAGGGCTCCACAGCCCCAGCAGCAGGCTTTCCAGCCTGGTCCGCAGACTGGCTACATGCCACAGGGACAGCAGCCCTGGCAGGCCCCGCAGCAGGCCCCACAACAGCCTTGGCAGCAGCCACAGGCTCCGCAGTTTCAACCTGCTCCCCAGGCCCCGCAGCAGGCCCCACAACAGCCTTGGCAGCAGCCACAGGCTCCGCAGTTTCAACCTGCTCCCCAGGCCCCGCCACAGGTCCCACGGTCCCCACAGCAGGCTCCCCAGGGGTATCCTCCCCAGTACTCCCAGCAGCCAGGCCAGCCCCCGTTTCCGCCGATGCAGAACTACCAGCAGCAGCCACCAGCCCAGACACCAGCGCCGCAGCCGATGGCCCCGCAGCAGCCTCCCCAGGCCTTCAACCCTCCGGTCCAGCAGACGCCTCCGCCATGGGCCCAGCCTCGGGCAGCAGCTCAGCCTCCGCAGCAGCAGGGTGGCGATGGAGCCCAGGGCCAGATTCCTTTTTAGGCTTGAATTTATCCTTAGTTTGAACCGCCCTGGCAGGTGATCCAGCAGGCCTGCCATGGTTTTGACCCCTGCTGAAACAGACACAGGAAGAAAGACATGAGTGCCGAAGAACGACTGCGACGTCTGAAGAAGACCTGGTTGCTTGCTGTAGAGCTACAAAAGCAAATAAGCGAAGAACTCCACCTAGCCGCCAAGCAGGTGGCCGCTATCCACGATTCGATCGAGGAGAGCGAGAGACTCTGCCAGGCCATGGAGACCTGGGACGGGAGGCAGCCAGACGCCTGGGTTGGCCGCGAGCAGTGCTGGCGAGCACCGCAGGTGACTGACATCGGGAAGATGGTCCGGGTGGCCAACCAGCTCGGAACCAACCCGAGCGATCTGCCAGAGGCCAAGCTAGTGGGATACAAGTCCTGGAGCGAATTCGGACAACGCACCAAGATCTATCTCTGCGAGGGATCGAAGGGGCAGGTTGTCGAATGGAAGGTGGCCTGGATCGAGACCGATGGCAAGGAGGAGATTCATCCGACGCCTGGCAGCGCCTACGCCTCGATTTACGTCGAGGGGATCAAGACCCAGCAGTCATCCAAGGAGGCTGCCAAGCAGGACGTGCAGGAGTCGTGTACAGATACTGTCACAGTCCAGCATATCGGTCAGCATCCTGTCCAGGTTCAGTTGCCTCGCAAGGGTGCGGAGGAGCCTAAGGAGCAAGAGCCAGAGCCTGTCGCAGCGTGGAGGTTGCTCAAGGTTTACGAGGTGATCGAGGAAGGCGACTGGACAAACTCGCCATATAATACCCTTGAGCCGTGGCCTCCTGGTGGCGGATGGATCCAGGTTCGTGAATGGCAGGTTGAAAAGACAGTTCGAGCCGCCAGCCCTGGTGTTCCAATGATGAAGTTCTGCCGAAAGGTAGAACCGGCAGACCAATCGCCAGCCGACGAGATGCTTGAGGTGGCCAGTGCCGAGATGGATCGGATGGAGTACCGCGAGCCAAACAGCAGCGATTTTGGAGCCATTGTCGAGGTGCAGCGAACCGCTGGGGAACCGTGGCACTCAAGAATCTTGCATGCGATTGCCAAAGATCCAGATGGATCGCTGGTTTTTGTAACTGTTCCTGAAAACGGACCTAAGGAATTCCTTGGTTCTTGGAAGTTTGCCAGGATCAGGAAAGACGCTGTAAATGCTGCTGCAGATTCCGATCTGAAGATCGAGGTGAAGCCAGCATGGCGCAGGCTCGATCCAGGTGAGACGGTCATGCGTGGCGATTTCATGATGCACAAAGATCTTTTTGAGACCCTCGAAGTTGATGACGATCAAAAAGACATGCAATGGACAAAGTGCCTGTCAACTATCGGAACCAAAGTCGAAACCACCTCGAAGTTTCTGTTCTTCCGTTACGAATCAGCGGACCACATTCCGACCATGGCAGAAGTCCGCGGATCGAGGAAGGACGCCTGACGATGGAGCCTCGCTGGTATCAGACTGAGGCAGTCAACGCGTGTTGGGAGCACATCAGGACGCAGGACGGGAACCCCTGCATTGTGCTCCCGACTGGGGCTGGCAAGTCGCTGGTCATCGCGATGGCAGCCAGGGATGTGGTTGCCTGGCAGGGCCGCTGCCTGGTCCTCGCCCATCGCAAGGAGCTGCTCGAGCAGAATGCCGAGAAGATCCAGGCCTGCATGCCTGGCCTCGATGTCGGTGTCTACTCCGCGGGCCTGCGCCGCAAGGACTTTTACCAGCCGGTGGTGGTGGCTGGGGTCCAGTCCTGCTTCCGCCAGGCCAGTGCTTACAACCTCGGCCATCGGGACATCGTGATCGTCGACGAGGCACACCTAATTCCGCTGGCCGGGGATGGGATGTACCGCGAACTCCTGGAGCACCTGCGAGCAATCAACCCGAGGATCCGGATCGTGGGCCTGACAGCCACACCCTACCGCCTGGACCATGGCCTAGTCTGTGGGGAAGACAAACTGCTGAACTCGATCTGTTACGAGGTGCCCCTGCTGAAGCTGATCGAGGAGGGTTTTCTCTGCCCACTGACCAGCAAAGAGCCAGAGGCACTGGTGAAGGCCGATGGAGTCGGGACCAAGGGAGGGGAGTTCATCCAGGGCCAGCTCGACAAGTCAGCAGCCAATCAGGAGGTGGTCCGGGCTGCCGTCGCCGAGCTGCTTGTCTGGACAATGGAACGCCGATCGGTGCTGATCTTCGCCTGTGGTCGCCGCCATGCAGCGATGCTTAGGGACTGCATTGCCAGGCACATCCCAGCCGATCAGGTCGGATACGTCGACGGGGAGACCAAGGCCAAGGAACGGGCCGAGATGCTGGAAAGGTTCAAGTCTGGGCTGATTCGATACCTGATCAACATCGATGTCCTGACGACTGGTTTCGATGCTCCTAATGTCGATTGCGTGGCACTGCTGCGCCCGACTCTCAGCCCTGGCCTGCTCTACCAGATGATTGGCCGTGGGTTCCGGCTGCACCCATCAAAGCAGAACTGCCTGGTTTTGGACTTCGGGGGCAACATTGAACGCCATGGGCCAGTGGATCGCCTCAAGCCACCCAAGAGCAAGGCCTCCGGTGGTGGCGGTGCTCCAGGTGAGGCACCTGCGAGGGCCTGCCCGAAATGCAAAGAGCTGGTGGCGATCCAGGTCCGGGAGTGTCCCGAGTGTGGCTACCTGTGGCCGGAGCCCGAGGCCAAGCACGATGCCAGGGCCTCCAGTCTTCCGGTCCTGTCCAATGGTCTCCCGACCGAACTGATGATCGAGTGGGTGGAAGTGAACGGGGATCCAACCTACTTGGTCCATCGCACACCTGGCAAGGAGCACCCAGCTTTCCGGGTGATCTACAAGCTTCGCGGGACGAATGCGGTTTCGGAATTCGTGAACCTAGACCATCCACCAGGTTCGAGGATGCGACTCAATGCCGAGACGTGGTGGCAGAAGAGGAGCGATCTGCCGGTTCCGGTGAGCTGCTGGGAGGCCTGGCACATCCTCAAGAAATGTCCGGCTGCCGTTGCGAAGCCGACGAGGGTGGAGCTGAGGTGGACGCCAGGAAAGAAGTGGCCTGACATCCTACGCATGGAGTTTGCGCCGCGCGAGGAGATCGACCTGGCCGCGATTGACGAGGCCAAGGAGACCGCATGGATGCAAGCTAACATTTTCAAGAGGTAGGCACGATGCAGGTCCCAGACAGCATGCGAAACGCCAGGCAGTGGGTCGCCTGGAAGCTGGAGCAGAGAAACGGCAAGGGCTGCAAGGTTCCCTACCAGGTCAATGGCCGGATGGCCAGCTCCGTCGATCCCTCTCACTGGAGCACCTTCGACGACGTCCAGAGGCTCCTGGCCGACAAGCTGACCCAGTACGCGGGATGCGGGTTTGTCTTCAGCCCAGCCGACGACTTCGTCGGGATCGACCTCGACAACTGCATGGACTCGGAATGGAACCTCGACGACTGGGCGAAGGATGTGCTGGCCAGGTTCCACTCGTACACAGAGGTGAGCCCCTCCGGGAAGGGGCTGAAGATCTTCTGCCATGGCCTCCCTCGCCTGAACCGTGGCCGGCGCCTGGAGCTGCCCGATAAGCCAGGAGCCCGCATCGAGATCTATTCCTCGGGCCGCTACTTCACTGTCACAGGAGACCAGTGGGGAGGGCACGAGCAGACAACCCATTGCCAGGAGGGCCTGGACTGGCTGACCGATGTGGTGATGCCGGAAGCCGAGCCACCGCCAGCCCAACCAATGGCCCAGGCTGCCCCCAGGAAGCGATCGCAGGCACCAGGTAGGCCGGAGGTTCAGGAGAGGGCCAGGCTCTACATCCAGAGCTATCCTCCGGCGATCTCTGGACAGGATGGCCATGGGGTAACCTTTCGCTTGGCCTGCGTCCTGGTCACCGGTTTCGGTCTGGGGATCGAGGGAGCCAAGCCAATCCTGGCCGAGTGGAATCAGGGCTGCCAGCCTCCCTGGTCGAGTCGGGAGCTAGACCACAAGCTGAAGCAGGCCGAGCAGGCTGGCCGCCTGGAGGGCTCCCAGGGCTGGATGCTGACCGACGAATCGATCCGCCTCGAGCAGTCCGCCGAGCCGCTGTCAGTGGGCGAGATGGACCAGTACGAGGTTTATTTGGGTGGCCTGCTCGGGAAGGCCCAGGCCAATCGATCCAAGGGTGGGTTTCCCGAGCACCTGCTGCGGGTCCCTGGCTTCATATCCGAGGTGTCCGATTGGATCACCACCCAGAACCCCCGCAAGAATCGAGTGCTGTCCCTGGTGGCAGCCGTGGCTCTCCAGGGGTGTTTGATTGGGTCGAAGTACAAGGACCGATCGGGGAACCGCTCGAATCTTTACTTTGTCGCCTTGGCTCCATCGGGAGGTGGCAAGCAGGCGCCGCAGACCTGCGTTAAGAAGATCCTGAACCACATCAACGCTGGCCAGCTCTACGGTGGGAAGGTGTCGAGCGACTCCGCCCTGGCCTCAGACCTGATCGTCAGCCGATCCAAGCTGTACCTGTGGGACGAGTTTGGCCGCTTCCTCGCCAAGACCAAGGTGCAGACCGGAGGGGCCCACCTGCATGCCGTCCAGGAGGCCCTGCTCGAGCTGTGGGGGGAGGCCGGTGGGTGCTGGAAGCAGAAGAGCTACGCAGACCAAAGAAACAACAAGGAGGTGAATTTCCCTTGCTGCTCCTTCCTCGGGATGACGGTCCCCGAGCACTTCTGGAGTGGGCTGGAGGAGGGACACCTCCAGGACGGTTTCGCCGCGCGAATGATGGTGGTCGACTCGGGGCCCAAGGTGCGATCGGAGGACATAACCGAGACCGCCCCGCCCGCCTCAGTCCTGGAGAAGGCCGCCTTCTGGGCCCAGCTCCGGCCAGGTGGGAACCTCGGGGCCCTGAACCCTGACGCCATCCTGGTGCCGGAATCCCCAGCAGCCACCGACCTGTTCCGCAAGCTGGTGGCCAAGGCCGAAGACGCTGGCCAGGACGACTCGGAGAACGCTGTCTGGGCCAGGTGCATCGAGAAGGCCAGACGCCTGGCTCTGATCTACGCCTGCAGCCGGGATCACGAAGCGCCAGTGATCGACGAGCATGCTGCTCAGTGGGGGATCGACTTCGCCACCTGGTGCACCGATCGATTCCTGGCCGTGGCCAAGGACGAGGTAGCCTCGGACGATCCAGCCCAGCAGAAGTGGCAGAAGATCCGGAAGATCGTGAACGCTTACACCAAACGGAACCAGCTCTGCAGCCGCTCGGCACTGATCCGGGCCTGCAAGTGGACGGCCAGGGACCTGGACAAGATCCTTGAGACGATGGTCCAGGCCCAGGTGATCGAGGCCAAGCAGGTGCCAGCAGCCAATGGGAAATTTGCGACATACTACTCTGTCAAAGGATGAATCATGCAGTGGTTTTTTGATTGGATTGCGAAGCGATCAGGCTACACAGCCAAGATAGACAAGGCACTGGGACAGCCTCGTGGAGAGGGCAGCCTGCTGGTAAATCACCTTCGAGAAATCGAGAGATTAAAATCAGACATTGACAAGATGATGCCATTGGTTGATGCCGTTGGATCGTGTGAATGTGCAGAGGTTCCAAAGCATGTTTACGACGCATGGAGGCAGCCAAGTAGGTACAAGAGAAGAGAGGCTTTTCCTAAGCAGCCTGAGTGCGTGAGGCAATTGGTTGAGGCAGGCTGGCGTTTTAAGTGGGATGCTGAAACCAGTTTTGTGTCGGCAGAGCATCCACTCGGAGGAAAGCAGTCTGTTGTGGAGGTGCTTCCTGTCGGTCGGAATGGGTTCGATAGAAACCAGATTGGACAATCAATAGAGGAACTGCTAAACAGCGATAAGTGAGAAATGATTATGACCAAGAGACAGGATGTTCCAACCGTTGAATGGTTCGAGGGCCTGGGGTTCACCTGTCGGCAGAAGCTGATGCCGATCGGCTGCAGCATGACCATCTGCCATATCGTTCTTGATGACTTTGACGGCGAAGTCGGGGACGCCCGCATCGAGCTGCGGTTTGTGAACCATGACCTGGATCGATGCTTCTGGATGCCCGAGCTGGAGTCCTTCAACGAGGACAACCGGAGGGAGTCCTACATCGGGTTGACCAAGTCCTGGTGCAGGACCAAGGATGAAGTCCTTGATCTCTGCCTGGCCCTGGGTGTCGAGCTGAATCTGGAATGAGCATCTACGAGGCAGCAGGGATCGCCTCGATCTTCCTCCTGATTCTGGCCGTCCAGCTCATTGGGCTGGGTGACTGATCTGGACCACCGTGACCTTGTCCCTGTCGCAGGCAGGGCATTGCCAGGACTGATCGCAGGGGCCTGGCTCGCTCCTGAGCTGGAACTCGGGATCGAAGACGCTGCCCAGCCGACCGATGAGCTGCTGGCGCTCCAGGATGCAACGCCAGGCAGAGCCGTCCGGCTGAACGCTGATATGGTGGACGCCTCCCGAGCAGGTGACCCGCTGGCCATCTGGCTTTGGGTTTAGGCCCCAGGATCGATTGGCCGCCATGTAGGGACGCAGCAGCTCCTTCTGTCGCTCGGTGTAGGTCCAGGGATAGTAGGCGATCGACTGGTAGGGATCGATATGCCACCGGATCCCCTGCGCATCGAACATGCCGACCCAGTGGGGGATCAGCCAGAGCTGCTCGGGCCAGGCAACGATGTTGGCCGTGACCTGGTAGCCGAACTCCTGGAGCAGCTTGACCCGCCCGATGAAGATCTCCGGGTTCATCGGCTGCTGCTTGGTGCCGTTCTCGCTCGGGTGGAAGCTGGCCGTGATGCTGTGCACCTGGTCTGGGCTGGCCACCCGCAGGAATTCCAGGATCGAGTGGGACAGATTGGAGGTGATCGACACCTTGATGGCTCGATCGAGGTGCTCCAGGATGTTGACCAGGCCGAGGCCAGGCAAGAACGGTTCGCCCCCTGTGATGTCCAGGAACTGGGGTCGCAGACGGTTCCAGACCTCGAGCCAGTCTTGCCAGGGCCGGAAGGGCTCGGGCTTGAACTCGCCCCGCTCCTGTGCCTGGACCTCCCAGCAATACTTGCACTTGAAATTGCAGGCCATGGTGGTCCACCAGATCGCAGTCCGCAGCATTCTATTTCGGGATCTTTTTCCCGCTCCTTACCAGCTTTGCGTCCTCGAGGACATTGGGGTTGGCCTCTCTCCAGTTCGGCCGTCTGGGTGCCCAGGGACCATCGGGATCATGACCAACCCGGAAGTGATGCTCTCGGCACAGGGTGACCAGGTTCGATGGGTCCAGCTCTAGGTGGGGATGGCTGTGGAATGGGGCGATGTGGTGGACGTTCAGCTCCAGGACCGATCCGCAGGCCTCGCAGGCAGGATGGCTCCTGACGAACGCAGCCCGCACCTCTGGCCACCTATCGCTGCGAGGGGCTCCCCAGTCGGGGACAGGATCGATCGCCTCCGTCAGCTCGGCAGGTGGCTCGGGTGGGATCGGTTCCAGTCGCTGAAAAAATGCATTGACCGCCGCAAACATGACCCAGATGGACAGCAGCCAGAACAGGATGACCAGGACCATGGCCAGGATCCGCCACCATTCCCATCTAGTCTGGCTCATGATCGAGGCCTATTCGCTTCCTGACCCTGTCCACCAGCAGCTCGACGCGCCGGCCATAGAACCCAGTGAACCACTTCTTCCTCGCAGGCGATCCGATCAGGAACGGGTTGACGTCCGGATCCAGGCCAGCATCGTAGGCATCTTCGCCCATCTCTTCCGGGGACTGACTATCGATTGGTGACTTCATGGCGCTCCGCCCAAAGGAGATCTGTGTTCGGGCCATTCTGCTCGGTGGTCACCTGGAACCCATCCGCCTCTAGCCTCCGGACGATGTCCTCGGTGGAGTAGACGTGTCGCTTTATGGGTGTGCTTCTGTGTATCTCACCGCAGATCGCATCGACTCGGCCAAGGTTGCTGGCCCAGAGGAGGCCGGGGTATTCGCCACCCTCGCAGTCCAGCTTGATCAGTCGCACTCGCCCCGACTCGGCCAGGCCGCAGGCATGATCGATCAGAGACTCCAGGGTGATCGTCTCGATGGGTCGACCGCTGCCGTCCTCCGACTGCTGGAGCAAGTTGAAGGTGCTGGTCACGCCAGGTGCATGGCAGGCCTCCTCCTGGAGAACCACACGCCCATTGTCGAACCAGACCCCCTTGGCGATGATCTCCACCTGGTTCCCCTCGCTCCGCAGGTTGGCTTTGAGTCGCTCCAGGTTCTCTGGCATGGGCTCGACCGCCACCACCAGGCCGGCGCCGCGACGAATGCAGGACCAGGTGAACGCTCCCATGTGAGCCCCGCAGTCGATGATCACATCCGACCGCTTGAACCTGCCAGGCAGCTTGTACTCGTTGTAAAGAGCCACCTCGTCCCAAGTCTTCCGAGCGATCCCGACCGGGCCGTCGCTGAAATGGAAGTGAACCTGGGGCCGAACCAGCTTCGATGACTCGTCGCAGAATCGGTGGGCCTGGATCTCGTCTGGCATCTCGGGGACGAATTGGACCGAGTGGTTATACTGGCCAGTCATGTACCACTTGGAAACCGGCTGGCCGTCGACGTCGCCATCCCATCGAAACTTGTCCCGAGTCCGATGAACAAAAAGGACTCGACCGTCGAAGTCTTTCTGCAGGAAGGCAACATAATGCCAACCTGGGTGAGTGGTCGGGATGCAGCATTCCCGACCCATCTTTCTCCAGCAAAGGTGGAAGGTATCCTTGTCACCATAGATGTGCTTGTAGACGTAGTCTGAATAGTCATTCATCCAGTCCGTCAGCCAGAGGGCATCCCAGTGCCTGGCCTTGTCGACGATGTACTGGCCCGACTCGAAGGCCTGCTCATCATGGTGAGGCAGTCCGAACCGCTCCCACTGGCCAGGCTCCAGTTTCTGCTGGTCGGGCCAGAAGGCAGCACCCACTTGCCGGAACTCCGGGTGGGCCATGAAGACCTCGGGGTTGTACACCGGGTAGCTGTCGGCATCGAGGCAGATCACCTCCTGAAACGGAGCATGGAGCGCCGCGAAGGGCTTCATTTCCCACCCGCCCATGATCCGCCTGGGGATCCCATGGACCCGATGGTAGCTGTTGGCACAGATCCAGCCGACGTTGTATGGCTCGAGAGCCTTGGCCATCCGCAGATCGAACTCGCCTCGATCACCGAGGAACCAGACCTGGATCGGCAGCTCGCAGCCGTGGGCTCGGATCTGCCTGACCGTGACGTAGATCGAGGGGAAGAACCGCCAGCCACCACCGCAGATGACGATCCCTCGGGGATGGGCCCACTGGGCCGGGGCCTGCGGGATGTTGCGAGAGGCTTCATCAAATAGCTGCCGGAACCCCTCGATGATGTTTGGATAGCTAAACCAGTCCGCCGGCCAAGGGCCTGGGGGCTGCTGCAGCAGCTGCTTGCACTGATCGATCGACCAGTCCAAGGTCAGTTCGTTATGGTTGGGCATTTACCACTTTCCTTCTGGGCAGTGCTCTGTGACTCGCCTGGCCTTGTTCGTCCAGCCGTTTGACTCGTTTACCTGGCATCCGCAAAGCTTGCACTTGCTGGCAGCCTGGTCCCACTGATCGCAAGATCGGCAGATCTTCAGGATAACCTGGACTTCCTCGTCGCTCCTCGAGGGCCTGCCCTGGGCGACCCAGTCAGCTGTGCTTTGGACATACCGCTTGACAGCCTCAGTCGCTGTGACATCGACCAAGTATGGCAGAGCCTCGGCCATTTTGTGCTGGTGTGCTTCTTTGTCATGGGTAACAAGCTTGGCCAATCCAATCGACACCGTAACCCGGTTCAGGCTGCGAGGGCTCGGGCATCCGACACACACTTTGCATGCTGCCTCTGTGACAGGTGCGGAGACACCAGCAAATTGACTTGCCACCTTGCAAAAGTTGAGTCCTTCCTGGTGCTCCAGGTGTTCGCATTCAATCATATAGCCTATCCTGGTGGGACGACATTCACGCAAGCGCGGATCACTATCTCGCCCACATAGTCACCAGGTGCGCTTGGTGGCGACTGGCAGAAACACGGGCCGGATGGACAGTTCGATCCTCCTTCAACCCAGGTAGATCCATCCCACTGATAAACGCAGGGACCAGGACATCCTTGCCCAGATCCGGATTCCCCAGATCCTGAGCCAGAACCAGAACCTGACCCGCTGCCGGAGCCTGTCCCGCTGCCGGAACCAGTTCCGCTCCCAGTACCTGAACCAGAACCGGAGCCACTCCCTGACCCAGATCCAGAGCCCGAGCCGGATCCCGATCCTGAGCCGCTCCCGCTTCCGCTGCCGGATCCTGAACCGGAACCCGAGCCAGAACCTGACCCGCTCCCAGAACCGCTACCAGAGCCCGATCCGGAGCCACAGCAGGGGGCACAGGACATGTCGATGGTGTAACCCATGGTCAGCCCCCTGGGGCCGGAGTCGCTCCGGATCCGCTGCCACCGCTGCCACCGCAGTTTTCCTCGCCGATGTTCGCCTCGGGTGGCAGGCAAAGGTCTCTGGTGCAGACAACCAGCTTACAGGCCGTGGTGTCGAATGTGACCTTGGTCACCACCGTGACCGTCTTCCCGCCGTCTTGGCATGGGCAGAAGTTGTAATACTCCTCGACCCAGATCGATCCGTTCAGGTCTCTGGTGCCGAGGAAGTAGCCACCATCCTTGATCTTGGTCCGCTTCAAACTGAAGACGACATTGGTGATGTCGTACCCATTCGGACGGTACGGGACCAGCAGCCCAGTGATTCTGTCCCGATAGCAGATCCTGGCCAGGCCTGCACCTGGTGTGATTCCTATCAGGCTGCCAGGTGTGGCGCAGGTACCGGCTGCTGCTGGGATCTCGCCCATGGCCTGCATCATCCAGCAGCCCACCGCATTCCCAGCAGCCATGTTCCCCCTGGAGGACCCACCGGGACTCCAGGAATCGGCCATCTGCTTGAGCTTCCCAGCCAGCCTGGCCGAGAATGCCACCGCCTCTTTCTTTGCCATGTGCTACCAGGTCCAGGGGCCAAGACTCAGTGAATTGAAATTGATCGTACCATATCGGGCATAGGGAGGGGAAACGAAGACAGGCGTCAATGGGCTCGTGTTCCTTCCGCCGCTGCCGTTCAGGTTCCCGACCACTTGCTGAAATGCATCGTCCCCGAACGGGGTCTTGATCCCAGTTCCAACACCGCCTTGCCAGTAGTATGTGCCCTCATCCAGGGGCTTGTACTTCCACCCCTCCGCCAGTGGGCTGAACTTGATGACATACTCG